CATCGGTGTATTGTTTAACAGTATCAATAAAAGTATTTTGAAACGAATTAACATCAATTATTCTTCTTGATGACATTAAAGATTTCCACTCTTAAGTCCTAACACTAAAACCAAATCTAATTTGTCTTTAGGTATAGTTCTAATGACTGAATATCGTTTAGAGTTATATATTGCCTCTTGTTCACCGTTGTAGTTTGATAAACGGATTTGAAGCTCGGCTGTCGGTGTAATACCAACAGCCAAAGCGTTATAGAATTCTTTACTACCAACTACATTTTTTCTTGCCAATACTACACTTTGAGTTTCAGTGAATGTAATATTGCCAATATTGTCTTTAGTTGGAGTTTGTTTAATTAAAGTTAGTTCTTCAGTATATTCCATACCTACCTCCTAACCTATGTAGTCTTTATAATGTCTTAATTGGTCTTTTTGTAATACATATGCATTGTAAGATAACTCACGATAATCGTAAGTATCAAACATACTTAATACATAAGAAACGATTGCACTATAAATAAGACTATCAGTTTCAACCACTTTAGATTCAACGATACCAGCTTGAATTAGATCCATTTTTGCACCATTGATGTACATTGTGATAATTGAATCAAATTGTGTATTGTTAATACCTAATATTTTTTTGATATCGTTTAACATACTTCACCTCGTTAGATAGATGAAGCTGGTGCTAATTTAACGAATGCATCTGTTAATGCACATTTGCCATCAAAGATAGCACAACCTAAATATTTGTATGAGTTAGTGTCGATGTCAAATTGTCTAACAACTTCTTCACCCATAACCATATTTGCTACATAGTATTTCCAATCGCCTAATACTACAACATCATCAGCCATTTTGTCTGATAAGCAGATTCTGTAACCATAGCAGTATTTAACAGCACCATCTTCTTTGATAAGAGAGTTTTTGGCGTTGTCTTGTAAGCCCATGAATTTGTTGAATAGAGTTTTCTTGTTCATTACCATAATTGCATTTGGATCGTATCCAGCAGGTAATGTGCCAATGAATGCTCTAACATTGTCAGCAGTTAATGTTGAGTAAGTTGTAGTAGTTAAGTTTTCTTGTAATAAACCTTTAGCTTCAGTAGTACCAGCACCATTTAAGATTAAAGCTTCAATCTTTCTTGCGATTGATTTAGCAAGATTAGTTGTTAGCCAATCTTCGAAAGCGTTAGTAGACATTTGTTCTACTGATTTAGAGATTTGTAATAATTTAGTGATTTCGAAACCAGCTAAATCTACTTTGATTAAAGTATCAGCAGAAGCATTGATTGTACCAAGTTCAGTATGAGTTGCAGCATCGTTTACTGTACCCTCAACAGCAACCTTTAAGTTACCTTTGATTCTGTAAAGTTCAACTTCATTGATTAGTGGTACTAATTTAACAATCTTTTCAATGATTCTTTCAGAGATTTCATCTGGGATAACTGCTTGTGAGCCAGATTGAACAAAACCTCTTTCTTCTTCTGTTAATTGTCTTCCTTGTAATTTCTTAAGCCATACATCTCTGTAATTTAATTCGTTCATTTTGTTTTCCTCTTTCTTCATATCGATTTCGTTACCTTTTGCTTGCCCATTAGCAAGTGCTTCAGCTTCGGCTTTTCTTTGTTCGGCTTCAGCTTGTGCCTTTCTTGTTTCTTCTTCAACTTGTTCGTTGATTTGTTTTTCTTCCATTTCAAGTTCATCAAGTTCTTTCTTGATTGCCTCTAAATCTGGAGTTTCTTCACCCTCAAGTAATGCTTTGATTTCAGCTTTACGAGTTGCGATTTCTTGTAGTCTATCCATAAGACTCCTTTCTAATTTTTATAAAAATGCCTTATATCACTCACCAGCAATAAAAAAAGACACTCACCAGTATCTTTTTCGTTAGCAATTTTTACCAATGTTTTTATAATCTCTTTAGTAATTCTTTCTTTTCTATTTCTCTCAATAGTTGAGATTTTTGTTCTTTATATGCTTTGTCTTGATGTTCCTTTGCTTTTTCTAAAAACTCTTTACGGTTATCAAGACTTCTTGCTTCTACTAATGTATCGTTATAGAATGGGAAATCAACTAATGCAACATCAAACATTCTACCAATTTTAGTAATAGTTCTTAAGTGATTCTTAACATCATACTTATCTTCATCAATAGTAAATGCGAATGAACATTTATCTAATAAACCATCTTTAACCATCATATAAGCATCTTTTTGAGTTGTTATTTCAGCGTTTAGTGTTGCTTTGAAGTATAACCCATCTTCTCTTAAATCAAGCTCTAATGACTTATTACGAGTTCTTGCAAGTGTGTATTGAGTATCGTTGTGATTGTATCTCAATACAACATCAGACATATCACATTCATCTAACGCATGTGTGTCAATTACTTCAGTTTCACCCCAGTAAGTTTCTGGTGATTCAAAAGCAACTGCCTTACCCTCAATTATTAGTTCGTTTTCACCGACAGATCTAATTTCGGTTTTTTGTAATCTTCTATCACTCATCATTATTTCCTCCTTTATCTGTGTAATTTAATGATTGTACTCTTATATCACCATCTTCAATTGGTGCAAGATTCATTATTTCTCTACATTCGTTAATTGTTAGAATACCTAAAGCACCGGCTTCTTTGATTATTGATATCTTTGTACTATTAGAAGCGTATTGCAATCTATTTGCTTCAAAGATAATTTCATTTCCGTGCCATATTTCACCATATGTGAAAATCTTATTAGTAAACTCTAAACCCATTTGGATAGCAATTGGCTCAATGACTGATTCGTAAAATGCATTCCATTGGTCTTCAGTATATTTTGATTGGATAACTTCTTTTGATACTCCGAAGTAATTTAAGATTTCATCATCAATCATTTCTACTTGTTTATCACTTGCAGTAGTTGGATTTATATTTACTTCCTTAAAGTCAGTAGTTGCATCCAAACCAGCAATATTAGTCGCACCATTTATAAAGTCCTTAACGAATTGGTCTCTTGTTGCTTTAATATCTTCTGGTTTAAGCATTGACTTTGTAGTCTTTAAGATACCCTTTAATGCTTGAGTAGTCTTTATTGCATTTATAATGCCCTCGTTCATAATGTGCTTAATAGACATTGTTCTGATGATTGGAGCATTATTGCCACCAATAACATCTTCTTTACAATAAAATCTCTTTAAGTGAATTACATCATCTTTAACGGATGCAGTGTAAGTTTGTCCAGCATTAAACTTAAAGTTAATATAAATACTTCCGTTATATTCAAGCAATTTATACTGACCGGCATTAAGTGGATAAAGACCGGTAGGTAAACCCATTTCATCTCGTTGGATATAAATAAAAGCATTATTGTTTAGGTAAAGTTCACTTATCACTTTGTAATAAAATTGATAAGCATTCATTATCTCATTTGGTTTTCTTGAGATAAGACTTTGTACTCTACCATAAACCCTTTCATAGCCTTTTTCACCATAACGGATATGTTTAGGATTTAACTTTGCACCATTTCTTGCTATGGCATCGATACAAGCTCTTACTTGCGAATTGTCATACAAATTAGCACTGTATGATGTCCACACTGGTGTATAACCATTCAACAATTTTAATTGTTCTTGATACTTTTCTTGGCTTTGATTTTTAGTACCAAATATCATTTGAAAAAGGCTTCTTTTTTCCATATCTAACTCCTTACATAATTTTCGTATTCTTCTTTATGATTAAAGTAAATAACATAGGCATCAATTAAAGAAACAGCACCATCTATTCGTTGTGTTAGATGTTCTTTAATCGGTCTTATATTTTCATTGTCATCTGCTTTAACTGATAGATTTGATAAACACCATTTTAGTATTGGGTTATTGTTGTAGTTTACTTTTTTGTCAATTAAGTCGGCTTTCATTGATTTCATAGGTGCTGACATAGTTTTCGCACCTTGTCGTACTTCCACCATTTCAAAACCATACTCTTTCATTTCATCTTTCCAATATTGAGCATTCCAACTATCATATCCTACCCAAAGTGGTCGGTTTCCATTTTTTTCTACTTCTTCAATAAACCAATTGGTTACATCAGAATAGTTTACTTTAGCACCCTCACTTGTTCGTAAATATCCTAATGCTTTCCATTTGTCATAAGGTATCTTATCTTCTTTAACCTTACGATCTAAATATGCTTCTGGTATAAAGTACATTTGCTTGACATAGACTTGATTATTTTTAACTGCCAATAATGTCGCACAAGTCAAGTCAGTAGTTGAAGATAAGTCGCAACCACCAATACAATAACAATCCTTAAAATCTTCATATGTAAGTTCGCAATTAAGTTCTTCATAAGTAAGCCAACATTGGTTACTTACTTGTCTTATGTTGAAATCCTTACAAAGTAGATTAGTTAAAGCAATAGGATTGTTCTTTGCTTTTTGTACTTTGTCCCTCATATAATCTAAACTCTTGGAAACAGTTAAGTTAGGATTTGCCTTGTACCAACATTCCTCATCAAGCCATTCATCAGCACTATCAAGTTCATAAATAATCGGTAAGATAGTTTCATCAACTATTCCTCCCTCTTGCCCTTGATAACCTTTGATAACTCTTTCGCAATATTCATACTCGTTATCAAATACTCTACCTCTTACTGTTCCCATAGTTGAGGTTTCTAATAAAAGAGGTTGCTCTCTTGCAGACATACCATCTTCCATAATGTCGAGCAATCCCATATCTTCCCAAGCCCAAACTTCATCGGCAAGTACCATATGTGGATTCTTACCATCCAGAGAATTAGTCTCACTTGCTAATGGCTGGAAGACTGCATCATTAAAGTCGTAGTAGATTCCACTTACCGTAGTTCTTAAACCATCGGCAAGTTCTGGTGATTTGCTAACCATATGTTTTGCTTCAGTCCATACAATTTTTGCTTGGTCTTTGATTTTGGCAATGGAGTATATTTCAGCACCACCCTCGTTATCAAAAGTCAAGCCATACAAACCAAGTCCACTATCGATTGTTGAT